TTTTCGTTACCAAAACTGATAGCACCAGAAGTATCTGTTATTGATCCAGCTGCAAGAACAAGAGTTCCACCTTTTAAAGTTGTACCATTTACCGTAGTTGTCGCAAGAGTCGTGATAGTAGCAGAAGTTTGTGTCCCTGCAACAACCCCACTGATATTAGGAGCAGTTAATGATAAGACAGAACCAGTTGCACTGACTCCAGTACAAAGACCAGAGCCATCACCAATCAATGTATAAATTTCTACAAAGTTATCATTGATCTTACCACCACCTGATCGTAGTGTATCACCACTACCATCGTTGGCGTTAGTTCCGATCCCTAATGATTGATATGCCATTTAACGTTCCCTCTTCTTGTTATTTATAACGATTTACGCAGCATCAAACGTGGTTGATGTTGAATCAAATGTTCCTATCGTACTATCTACGGTAGTTATTAAAGCAACTCCAGCTTCACCCTCTGCTTCTCCGACAGGAAGATTAGTTCCACCCGACTCAGCTGTTAATCCATTTGCAATATTTATTGAATTTTGTTGTAGGAACTCAAGTGTTCCTGTACCATCACTTTTTATTTCTATTAATAACTCATCACCAGCATTTGTACTATCGCTGTCTGTACCATTTAATAAGAAGAATCCGCCTTCATTATCTCCCACAACGTTGTGAATAGTATCAAACATAACCAGTTTATCGCTAAGGTCACGGCCGCCGGTACTATCTAGAAGTACGTTGTCGTTTTCATTAGCAGAAGTATCCTGTACCAATGCATCTCCCGCATTAGACTTACCAGAATCTGTTCCGTCTAGTAAAATAAGACCTTCGATATCAAGGACAGCTGATGTACCATCAAAGATAATATTACCATCTTCATTCTCTAATGCAAAATTTAATCCTATTTCATATTCATCTTGTAATGACAATCTACTTGTTGGAGCAATAGAATCAATTCGAGCCTCTCTTGTAAATTGTGTTATATTTCTATTACCAAAGTTTCCGTCTGGAATACTTCCTTGATTGGTGCTGTCTTCAAACTCAATCTTACTTCCTTCAGTCAGAAGTTTTTCACCTCTGTTGAGTTGACCGTCTAGAACAAGATTAATATTATGAGCTGCATATCCTGTACCAGTACCAATTAAATAACCAGTACTAGTTTCTGTTTCCAGTTCAATTTGGCTGCCATCTTCTGTAATAAATTGTAAAAATGTTTCTAGTACAAAATCGTCAGCAGCAGAACTTTGTTCAAATACAATACCACCATCATTAGTCTTCAATGTTCCAGCTGGTTCACTAAATCCAATAGTATCTATTTCAACTAAGTCAGCGAATGAAAGATTACTAATGTCTGCAAGTTGAATACCTGACTGTTCATTTAAGTCTCTCTCATGAGAAATTTTTGAACCAGCATTAGTACCAGTGTTATCTGTACCATCTAATACCAAATTGTCTTCCATTATAACAGGAAGACTTTCTCTTAATCCAACTTCTAATTCAATAGCTGGTGGAGAAAAGAAGATAGAGCCAGGCAAAATTCCAGAAGCAAGAGGAGCACCATAAGAAGTTTTAGGAACTGTAATCTCTGGACGAACTCTAAGTGTGGTTACATGAGATACTGATCGTTTTGAAACAGCATTTTCGCCAAGAGCTGTTTCTGCAAGTAATTTACCAGACCCAGCACCAACATCTAAAAGAACTAAACCAGACCCAGAACTTTGAGAATTTTCAGCTGCAATATCTTCACCACCTTCAAACTGTAGATTATCTCCATTAGTTTCTTCAAGGATCAAGTCACCAATTGCTACACCATTCTCTAAAATAATTGTATCGAATAAACTACTTCCACCTGTTGTATCAAGAACTCCTTCACGAACAGATGTTGTCATCTGAAGTGTTTCACCAAATATTACACCAAGCAATGATGCAAGTTCTGGTGAGAATGTATCATCACCTGTATAATCTATAACACCTGCTGCAGTAGTTCCTATCGCAGCAGAAACTTGTGTTGCAAGAGAAACCTTACCAAAAGGAATAAATCCTGCTGGGTGGACGGAAGCTTTAAGTTCATTAATATAAGAACTTAAAACTGCACCAACTTTTACTTCATATGAGAATTGTTGATAGAAGTATGAATCTTGAATACGAATAATATCTTCACTAATACGACTATCGGTATTTAAATAATTACCAGATTTAGTTATAGTGGTTCCAATTTCTGCTATACCTCTTGCAGTTCCTTGGGCAATAATTTTAGCAGAAGCTCCACCAGAATCTAATATAGTATCACCAATAACATTGAAAGCATCTTCCATAACAATTTCTTCACCAGAATCTGTTCCATCTGATTGTGTCTGATTAAGAATTATTTGATCTATGCCAAGCTCATCCTCCATTAGGAGTTGACCACCAGCGTCCACACCATTTCCGTCTGAAGCATCAAGAATTAAATTTTGACCAGAGTGTTCGTTTAGTAATTTATCTCCACCCTCATCAATTATATTTCCAAACCCACTTTCGTCGCCAAGAGAAATTGCGGCGTTATATAATAGTTTACCTTTCTCAAGAATATTTACATTAAACGATTGGACAGGAGACTCTTCAGTAACAAACGTTTCTAAATTTTCTCCAACTAATCTACCAGCTGGAGTATTGCTGTGTTTAACTGATTGTCCATGAATAGAAAATTCTGAAACGTCAAACACAGGTTGTAAGAGTTTGTCACCAATGTCATCTGTAGAATCAACACCGCCGCTAGTATTAAGAATTATAGTGTTACCAGATTTCTCATTAATAATAAAACTTGGGGAACCTTCATTCAGAATAGAATCTTCAGTAAGAATAGAATCAGTATTGTTACCAAACACTATGCTTGTATCAACTTCATAAGTTAATTTATTACCATCTGTTAAATCTGAACCATCCAAACGAAGAAAACTTCCTGGCGAGGTAGTTGAATCTTCTAATAAGATATCATCGCCCGTATTGTCTTCAAGATTTATCCTACCTTCAAAATCGACAGTAGAAAGATTAGTTAGTAAAACTCCAGAAAGTTGTTTATTGAAGAAATCAGTCCCTACTGTTTCATCTTCAAGCTCAACGTGATCTTCAAAACGTTCAGATCGATCAAAAGCTTTTGTTCGATGACTATCTAACAAAAATTTACCAGACTCATCATCGACAACAAACGACCCAGACTCTAATTCAATACCCTCATCAATAGTAGAGTCCATGTCATCAATTTCCATACTGATTTGATGTACATTAACTTCAAATGCTTCAGAAATTATCTCACCAATTTCAAAGCTTTCTATTGCAATTCCTTTACCTTCTTCACTAAATGCATCTATTAAAAATCCAGAACCAAACTCATCATTAACTTTATAAAGTTCATTAATGGGCCCATGATCAGGACGGTCTGGTTCAACAATATCATTATCCTCTAATGTTAAACCATCATTAGATGAAACTTGACTTTCTGATGTTAATCTATTTGTAGGAGTAGAACTAATTGTTAGTTTTTGAGTAGCAGAATCATATGAAACAACTGAACCTGTATGTGTCTGTAATGTATTTCCAGTTCCAAATGATCCAGTAACATCTTTAAGAATAAGGTTTGTATTTGCAGTAACGGCAGGAGTTGTCGGATATTTAAATCCAGCATCATTAATTGCAATTTCAGAAATAGCACCAATGTCTGTTGTCAAAAGAACTAATGTAGCCTCTTCACCATTTATTGTTGAAATTGTTGCAGTTGGTAGCTTAGTATATCCAGACCCGCCATCAATTAAATAAATTCTATTAATTTCACTGCTTTCATCATTACTCAAAGTTGATGTTTCTAAAACTATACCATCAGTATCAGTACGAAATGAATCTCTAGAAAGTGAATCAGTGTTTGATATAATTAAATCACCAAGAACTGCTTCCGTATTTGAACTTGTAGAAGTGGTCATACCAGTTGCAACATTACCAGACTCTAGCCGTAATGAAAATCCATCATTTAAAGCTTCTGTATCTGAATAGAATAAATTATATAAAGAACTGTTAAAACTAGTCTGACTTTTTTGCAAAAGATTAGAAGGCGACCAAAATATTAAGTCTGGAAATTCCTCAAAAATTAAAGCTTCTGCTATTCCAGTATCTAAATTTTTTACTTCAGCTCTTTCCTTTGTTGAATATAAGGGAAAGTAATATGTTTGAGTAGTACTGTACCGGCGATCTATTCCAAGAACTGTATATGGTTCACCGGAAAGAGTAGCTACTGATGTTCCATTCAATAAAATTTTATTGTTTACAAAAGATAATGTAGTCGATGTTTCTTGTGTAAGAACCTCTGGTATTTCTGTTGTTGCATCTTCAGTTGAAAGTCTACCACCTACAACAGAAACAAAAGCTCTAGCAGAATTAACACTAGTATCACTAACAGTAGGTGTAAATTTTATTCCATCACCAACATTATATTGTTTACCAGAATTATCAATATGAATATCACTTACTGATCCCGACGATATTTCACTAACTTTTGCAGTAGCCTGACCATTTCCAATTTCTGGGTCTAAGGTTACTGAATCGCCTGAACTGTATAGGATACCACCAAAATCTCCAGCAGATACTGTCAATACAATATTCTGAATAGTAAATTTCATAGTAGTATCTTTTGATGTAGCTACTCCTGTTATAACTTCAGAATTTGTAAACCCACTACCTTGAACGCTGTCTTTCCTAAGAGTAAACTCCACAACGGAGTCTGTTCCTTGATTAAATTGAGATACTCCAATAACTTGGGCTGTTGTTCCAGAAGAAGCACCAGTAATAATTTGTCCTGCCATATCAGCTGGAACTGCGCCTTCAGAATCAGAAGTACATCTAATAGCCAGAGGGTTAGACCAGTTACCATCACTTAACCTCATCATATATTTTGCTGGGTATGTGATGATTGCTTCTTCACCAAGGAATACCCTAAAGAAAAGTTTATGTCCTTCTGAAGTTCCTTTTGCTGCGTACATGTCTCTAATCTGTTTAATCAGATTTCGTTTAGACACTCCACTTGCAAGAGAAACAGGAATTGATTCCATGAAGGAATCTTTGAATGATGTAAGAAAACGATCAACAGTATTATCAGGGTTAGCATACTCTAACAACTGTTGAATATTTTGTACAGGGTTTGCACGATATTTTTTTAGAGTTGATACAGCACTACTTGTATTACCTGTAATAGTTTCGCCTTCAATGAACCTCTGGTTTGCAGTTATGAACAGCTGTTCATTATCATCTACCAAAATTTTAGCAGTAGCCTTACTTGTCGTTCCAGTAATTGTTTCCCCGATAATAAATTTACCAGTTGTTCCACTACCACTTTCAAAGACAATCCTATCTGCACCATTAGAGCCTGATATGTCAGTAGAATCTAAGACCAAAAAACTTGGCGTCAATGTTTCTAATAGAACTTGATCAATCGTTCCATCAATAGTTATCTGGGCAGACTCAAGAAATTTATAATACTGTTTTAAAAATTCAACAAATATAGGATGGTCTGCTTGAATATAATCAGGAACTTGGCCATCTATAAGCGGTGAAATTTTTGTTGGTAATGCACTATCGAAAGGGGCCATCGGTTTAGTAGCTCGTTCCTGTTGCGTCTACTGAAGCTGGAGAAGCGGTGAATACAGCTGCACCACCTTCATCTCCTACAGCAATAGTATCGACTGCACCTGTTACTTTGGTGTTGATTGTATCAATCTCTAATATTTGATTTCTTAGGGCAACAATATCATTTGACCTTGGAATAACAGTAACACGAATACGAGTAGAAACAGCTCCATTAATATTAGAAATACTAGTTATGACTAGATTAGAAATAGCAATGGCACCAGTAGCATAGTTAATCTTTCCTGCTGCCGCATTGGTGTAATTTCTAGTTGCACCCGTCAAGTAATATGTTCTAAGATTTCCACTACCATCATCATCAAAGAATTGTTCTTCTGTAGGATGACTTCCAGATACATAAAATCCTGTTGAGGTAAGTATACCACCAGCAGCTGAATTGTGGCCAGTATGAGGATTATATAACGCATTGTTAATATAAAGATTATATGCCTTTGTTTCTGTTAATTGGGGAGTAAAGTATTGAGCAAGTCTAGGAACAACGGAACTACTTGTAATTGAAGTGTCAGTATTATCAATCGCTCTCAATAATTTAGAGTGTCTCAGCACTGCATCAAATTTAACTAACTCAGTTGAGTTAAAATTCGTGATAGTAGCAACTACTTCATTGACCAACGTATCTTTTGTTTTGACAGTTGTTGTAGAGTCATACTTAAACTCACATGTCAATAAAATATAAAGAAAATCTGGATCAACTATTACAGGACTTATTGATGCAACAGTAAATTTTCCAAGAGAAGATACTAAGCTAGTTTTCTCAGATGCAGTTAAGTTAGTTCCAAGATTATTTCTTACAGAAATAAACACCTTACCATATTCCGCTGTTGCAACAACTCCAAGACTAGGATCAAATGAACCGTTCTCTCCACCAAACACTTGGACAGCTGTAGCATTAGGATATAATTTTTGTACAAATACCTTATAGTCATTTGTTGTAACACACCGACCTTGAGATGCATAGTCTAAGGGAGCAGATAATTTTATAGACTGAATACTCTCAGCTGCAGCACCACCACTTGCGGGCGCAACAGTTGTTGTTGTGACATTAAAGACTGTGTTGATTGCACCAGAATTTGTAAATGCAATTGCACCATTTGCTTCTGCTACATTTGATACGACATATTTTAGTACAACAAGATTTCCGTCATTAAGTTTTTTGCTAACAACCCCATCACCAAAATATATCTCAAACTGGCCGTTCTCAATCTCTTGTAAAAAATATACTGCACTTTCACCAGTAAGTTGAGTTATGTCTGTGGCTTTAGTATAAGTAAGTGTGGTTGAATCTGATACAGAGTTTTGAATTTGAACTGTAAGAGTATCTGTATCTGCCTTATTAGAGTTCAATAAAAATCTTTGATTAACATTTGCACTATCAACTGTATATCTACCAGTGATGTACGTTCCCTCATAAATTGGAATCTTCTCAAACAAAATACCTGATCCTGTTTGAGATGAACTAAAATCTGAAACAGTTACAAACTGATATTGAACGTTATCGATTGTAGTAGTAAAAACTTGGCCAGCATTCATTGTTGCTGTACCTAAAGTAATATCGTTTAGGGTAACATTAACTTCGGCTCTTGACGATCTAACTGAACGTGTCTCATAACCCAGAGTCTTTGCATGTGATACCACACTAGACCTTAACGCTGCACTATCAATGAACATTTCATTTGCAAGCATGTTCGCATGAAATCCAAGGTAGTGTGTGTTGTATGAAAGCACATCAAGCAATGCATTAATTCCAGAACCTTCGAAGTCATAGTCAAGAAATTGGTCTTGGTTTTTGAGATAAGTCTTTAGGTTAGTTTTGACTGTATCAAAGTCTAGACCCGATATCTCTAATTTTTGGTTGTTGGCCATTACTACAATACCTCCAATAGCACGTTGATTTCAACAAGGTCAGTTGGAGCATTAAAAATTGTAAATCTTATAGTCATTTCATATGCGTTACGATCTAAGTCAGGTTTAACTTTAACATCAACATTATTAGCTCTAGGTTCATAACTTGCAATTACATCTCTACATGCTTGAGACAATGCAATGGAAGTTAGTGGACTTGCATTCTCAAACAACAGCCCTCTAATACCACACCCTATCTCTGGGTGAAAAGGTTTTTCATAAAAATTTGTTAAAACTAAATTACGAACTGATCTTTTTACAGCAGTCACATTGGTAAGAATATTAATATCCTTATCCCTTGACCTTTTTGTAAAAAACAAATCCAAGTCTCTATATTTCTGAACAAAAAATAAAGAATCATTTGTTGATTCAGAATCATCTAAAGCAGAGAGGTCTTTGAAGTTTGCTGTTTTTTCTACTGTCGCCATTATTACTCCAAGATAGTTTTTATTATTTATAAGACATTCATGGCCCGGCAAAGGTATTTGCTGAACCAGTTGCAACTACTGTACAACCAGATACACCATCACCAATTCTACCACACCCTTTACCATTTATAAACACTGTTGTTGAACCTGTAGTGATTGGTGCTTGATGAACTGGACATGGAACAGCAATAGGTATTAAATGAGGATGGTTGTTATCACCTTGTCTACTAATCCCCGTTCCATTAACAAAAACGTTAGGCGACTTATCTAATCTAGATGGGGTAGAACAATGAACTACATCATCATCCACCATGTCTCCTCTACAAATTGCAGGCATATCCCTCTCCTCAACTACTTGCGTTATTTAATCTTTCTCTGGCTATTAGAAGTTTTAGACGATGTGGCCAAAGTCCTAATTCTCTATGTTCTGCATCACTATGACCATCTCCATCCACATGTGGCTCTCCAATTGGAGTATGATGATGATCAGCAGTTTGAGAATCACTTGCTGTCTCCAACATAAGATGGTTCTCTAATCCAGCTACAAAATCCTCTGGAACCATCTTACCCAACGCATCTATCGCTGCAGCTTCGTATAACAATTGATCACCATCCTCTAGTAATAATTTTTCTTTAGCAGGAACACTATGAGAAGTTCCTTCAGTATCAATCACAGTATTGTTAGTCTCTAACATTACTCCTTGAACAGCTGCGGAATTGAGTGTTCCTGTTTCCAAAAATATCTCATTAGAAGCAACCAATGTCCCTAAGTCTGGTTTGAAACTGATAACATGTTTCAATGTAGCCAAATCAATTGCATCATAATCAGTATACACTACCGTTACGTTTGAAGAATTTATAACAGTAAATGCGTGTGCCATTATGGGTTCAAGTTAATGTTTGGTCCACCAGTGATTGTAATATCACCACCAGAAGTATGAGTCCACGTTGAGCCTGTAGTTCCCGCCCATGTCGTACCAATTGTGTAATTCCAAGAAGTTCCAGTTGTTAGATTAGTGGATAGGCCTGTAGACTTAGTATCTGTTCCAGTTATGGTTGTTGATCGGGCATGTGTTGTATCAGTTCCATAAGTCTCTGTCACATTACGTAATACCGTATCGTTAGTGCTACCTGTAACAAGCCTTGTATGAAAGTGTTTGTCTTTGGTTGTTCCATATGTCTCAATAACATTTGTCTCCACTGTCTGTTCTCGTTCTCCTTTAATGAGTGATATATGATTACCACCAATTGTTTCATGAGCATTACCACCAATTGTTTCATACTTGTTGCCGTCAACCTGTATGTTCCAATCACCCTTGATGTAGGTCTTACAATTAGACTCGATAGTCAGATTTACATCA